GAGTGATTTAACAAATGATACTTATGATTTTATGGTATCTGCCTGTGGTAGTGAGAACGATTGTAACGATAGCAATACTTTAACTATTAATGTTGTAACTTATGTAGCACCAACAACAACTTCTAGTACAACTACAACTTCAAGTACTACAACTACGACTACAACTACAACTACTTTGCCACCACCACCACCACCAACTACGACTACAACTCTTTATGTTGTTGTTATGGCAGACGGTACTGAGTCAGAATATACAGAAAGCGAAGTTAATGACGGAACTGTTGAGCGTGACCAAGAGAGAATAGACAATGAAAAAGAATATGGTTGCTTTATGACTAATGCACAAATTGAACGTGGAGATTGCATTATAATAATAGAATCCGAAATCATAGAGGATAAAGAAGAATATGAAGAACAAAAATCAGATACCGAAGAAGAACTTTTCAATGATGATGATTTGGTACTTGAGGTGGTCGTTGAAGATAAAGTTGAAGAACTTGAATCTATTGAAGATAAAGATATTGTTGAAGAAGAAATTAAAATTGATATTAACAATGTTAAAGAAGAATTTGAATTTGAAGAAGAAGAAATAGTAATTGAGATAATTGAAGATGTAATTATAGAGATAGTAGAAGATGAGATAGTAGAAGATGAGTTGGTCGAAGAAGTATTTACAGATGAGTCCGAAGCAGAGACAGAAGTTCAAGAGCAAGATACACCTGTTAAAGAAGAAAAAGTAGAACTTACAGAAGAAGAAGTAAAGCTAGAAGTAGCAGAACTTGAAGAAGTTATAGAAGAAATTGTTGTAATAGACATTCCTAAAGTTACAGAAGAAGAACTTAAAGAATTTACAGAAGAAGAACTTATTAAATATGAAGAAGCAAAGGAAGAAGCCATTGAAGAATTTGTCGAAGAACTTGAGACCGAAGAAGTTGTGGAGATACTTAAAGAAGTTAATGATGTCGGACTGGACAATATTGCACAAGTTAGCCAAGATGTTATTGAAGTTGTAGCACAAGTCGTAGAAGAAGCTATAACGATTGCACAAGAAGAAGTACTAACTCAAGAACAAACAGAAGTTGTTGCAGAAGTTCTAGGGTTTAAAGAAACAAAAGATGTACAGATAATTGCAGAAGCAGTTAAGAAAGACAAGAATGTAGCACAAGCAGTAGATGAGTTTGTAGAGAGAGCCGTTGAGTTTGCTAAGACTAATTCAGACCAAGCGTTTACACTTGCTGACGCTACAACAGAAATAGCTTTTGAGTCTTTTGTTGCTTCGCCTGTAAGTGTTATTATAGACATAGATTTAGACGCAATAAATTTAAATAGTATCGCTAATGATATGACGACTGACCAAAAAGAAAAGGCACAAGAAGTAATCGTGCCAACAATATTAGTCAGGATTGTATCGTTTGCTATGAGGAGATTTGATTGATAAATAAATTGTGGTCTTGGTTGATACAAGCAGTAAAAGAAACATTGAACTTGTCTTGGACTTTAAGTGGGTTAGTAATTGCAACACTTACTTTAACTGGTCAGGCTCAACAGATAACTGCCATAGCTACTGTAATAACATTGGCAATATGGTTGTTAACGATAGGATTTAGAAAATGAAAGAAATGTGCAAATATTGTAAAACAGAAACGAACATTGTACATAGTGGTACAGACGGAATTTACTTAGGTTGTTTAAAAGACTTACATAATATTTGTTACGATTGTGCAAATAAAAAAGTGCTAGTTAAATAATGTGTACAACAACTCAGAATGATAGAGGAACGTATGTAACAATATGTAATGCCAAGTATGGTCTAATGAGTTGTGAGGAGAGTAATGAGTAACGGATACACAAACAAGGAAATGCTAGAACTTATATTGAAGAATCAAGATAGATTACACGATAGAATTGACGACATAGAAGATAAGATAAATACTAAAATCTCAAGACAAGAACTTTTTGCTACATCAACCCTTATATTGCTTGTTGTTGGTGCAATTACAAAAATGTAATTAAAAATAAAAAAGTATTACAAAAAATTAAAAAGTCTGCGTATATCTATAATATGGGAAACACACCTTTAGATTACAAAGAACACAAAGTATTAAATTCACAAACTAATACTTGGGGGTTTAAAGAAACAAGAACAACAGGTGGAATCACACATATTCTCAAACAAGAGTCATTTGAAAATATGCACCCATTTTACGCACAAGGTATTTGTGGTACAAGTTTTAAGACTTATAAAAAAACCGAAGCACAAAATATTGATATTAGAAAAGGCGTAGAGTGTTTGAGGTGTATGATAAAAGCAGGTTACATTAAAAAATATAAACCACTTTACAATTTTACTGGTACAACAAGCAATCCAAAAAAGTATATAGGTGGTTACGAATACAAAGTTTTATTTAATTTTATAAATATAATTTCACTACATGAAGAACACGGTAAAGAATTTAAAGTAAATGAAATAATTGATATTTGGAAATGTAGAACTTAATTTAAAAAACTTACATTTTCAGTTGCATAGTTTATAATCTTCGATTATTATTCATAGTATGAATGAAACAAATAAAGTAAATTTTAACAACTCAGACGGTAGTTTTAACCGTGATAAATGGTTAGACTTTATGAATACTAAAATTAATAATATTGGTTTTTATTCAGCTTGGACTGGTCATACTGTAAAAATTGTTAATCAACAATCTAAAAAAATTAGTTTTCAAGAGGTTGTAAATGTAAATAATAGAGATAATACTTTGGGTTTTGTCAGACAATACACAGATTTTTATTCTAAAAGTAAATCTTTTTATACTGGCGATAGGTGGGATAGTGAAAAAGGTTGGGTTTCTAATTTTAAAGATAATACAGATAGTAGTTTTTTTAACTTAATGTGGGCTTTACAATTAAACAGTTTAGATACACTACCAAAAGAAAAAACACTTTACAGAGTAGGTGTTGATAAAGGTGTAACATTCGTTGTTTATATGCCTGAATACAACTCTATTAGAACATTAGGTTTTTGGGAGTTTGCAGGATTAGGATTAAAAAAATATCTTAACTATAAAGTTAAAGACCAACTTGAAAAACTCGGTGTTCTTTAATTAAAAAGACCCTTGAAGCTATTGCTAGTATCAAAGGTCTTTTTTTATATATTAATCACAAATTACAAAATTTACGATTAAACTTATTCCTATGAAAGTAAAAGGAACAAGTTGTATGTTCTGTGGAAATCAGCTTACCACAAATCGTGGTGCGTTGTTTTGTGATAACAAAATTTGTATTCACAATCATAAGAAACATACTGACTTACAGAGAACGTCTTAACTTAACAAAGTAAGGAGTAGTAATGCCTTCTTTAATTATCGAAGGTGTAATCTCTTGTCTCTTGGTTATGCCACCAAGTGTGGATAACTTAGAACAGTTTATTGATTGCAGGGAACAATATAATAAAGTAGAAGTAGTCCAAGAGTGGATTCCTTTATTACAAACATACTTCAAAGAAGAAGATGTCTTGCAAGCTAGCCTTATGGTATTCTGCGAATCAACTGGCAGACCAAGAAGTTATAATAACAATACTAATGGCACGCAAGATATTGGTCTCTTTGCAATGAATGACTCGACTTGGTCGTGGCTTGAAGATAAATTAAAGTTTACTGGAGATAGACGAGACCCAGTATTAAACACAAGGATTGCTAGTTGGCTTTTTTATAATGACGGAAGGGGGAGACATTGGTACAGTTCAGAGCATTGTTGGGACTATGATTTTTAACGAAGTAATATTAGACGATTTAGATGAGGAGTTATATGATACAGACTTACAATTTTGCAGAGCAAGATAAGGTTGGAAAAATGGGCGAGCAGTTAATACTAAAGCATTACAATACCATAACAGACGAAACAGGAAACAAATATCACGCAAGACCAACTCGTATGTCAGAACAACTACAAGGTGCAGATATTTGGGTGTTCAACCAAGAACTAAAAGACAATTACATAGAGGTCAAGACAGATACACAAATTCAAGATACAAACAACGTGGCATTGGAATATCTAATTGAGCAAGAGAATGGAGAGTTGCAAATAGGTTGTCAAATGAAAACGTTTGCAGACTTTATGATGTACTGGACTTATCCAACAAACTTTGTAAGATTTTGGAAGCCAAGAGTATTACAACCTTACTTACTGACTTGGATTAAAGAAGATAAATATAGAAGTATAAAAGTAATTAATGAGAATGCTCAAGGTAAGAAATGGTTTGCTCATTGTTTACTTGTACCTGTATCTGAGTTTGATAAACTTAGCTTTGTAAATAGTTTTTTAGTAAGCCTAGATGTATTGCAAGGAGTTTTAAATGAAGAAGATTTATAAAAATAGTTATCTTGAAGAATTAAAACTAACTAATGGTAATCAAAAAGATATACCTGACTTTAGGGTATTAAGTCTTGGTGCTGGTGTCCAAAGCTCTACGTTATTGTTAAAAATGATTGAAGAAGAAATACAACCTGCTGATGTTTGTATTTTTGCTGATACTGGTAATGAGCCTAAAGAAGTATATGAATATTTAGATTATTTAATTAAATTTACAAAAAATAAAATACCAATTTATCAAATAATGAAATCAAATATTGTAGAAGATTCATTAGCAGAAGCAGAAGTAGGAACTAATAAAGGTTTTTTGACAATGCCTGTTTATGCACAGAATGAAGAAGGTAAAAAATCTATGGGTCGTAGACAATGTACAAATGATTATAAGATACAACCTTTGCACAAAAAAATAAGAGAGCTAATGGGTCTAAAAAATTTGCGTGGTAAAAGTGTTGAAATAGTTATGGGTATAAGTTTTGATGAACAACAAAGAGCAAAGACTCCAAAGAATCAATGGCAGGTGCATTGTTATCCTTTTATTCCAAGCCAAATAACTAGGCAAGATTGTTTAGATTACTATGACGCAAAAGACATTAGTAGACCACCTAGAAGTGCTTGTATTGTATGTCCTTACCATAGCAACGCAGAGTGGTTAGATATGAAAAATAACTATCCTAGAGACTTTAAATTTGCAGTTGAGTTTGATGAAAAAATTAGGAACAAGGGTAAAGACGGATATGTAAATTATTTACATAGAACAATGATACCTCTTAAAGATATAAACTTTACACATAAATCAAAAGAATATCAAATGACATTACAATTAGACGATTGTGAAGGTATGTGTGGATTGTAATGAGTGAGATAGAGTGGCAACCTGATGAAACGTTCTCAGATTATAAGAGAAGGAAGCACGCAGGGTTACAAGGTATGGGACAAAAGACTGTTAAGAACAGAGAAGGTTGGTCAGACAATCAAAAGCGTGGGCTAACTAATAAGAACAAAGGTCGCAGGAAACAAAACCTTGCAAGGAAGAAGCTCAACATACCTGACACAAAGTTCAGAAGCCAAATGGGTAATGAGGAATCTTGGAAGGGCGAAGTCCGAGTAGAAGTTAAAGCAGGAAAACAAGTACAAACCTTATGGACAAAGTATCTAAAAGCTAAAGAACAATCAGATACAAACACAAGCATAGGAGATACAAGACCATTCCTGTTTGTTGCTATGCCTGACGGTACATCTAATGGCTTGGTTGTTATGGAGTTAGACAAGCTAGAAGAAATTGTGTTTGCCTTGATAGAGACTTGGGATAGTCAAGCATAAAAAAAACCCACCTACCGAAGCAGGTGGGTTTAGTTTTTTATATTAATAATCTTCTAATGGAATACAAGTAATATCGTGTTTTGTTTTTACGGTCATTACAACTGTATCTTTATATAACAAAGCTATTTGATAGTCTCTTTTAGTTGGTATTGACATATATTTTTGGTCGCAATCTTCACAAATTAAATCGTACTTACTCATTGTTATCTCCAATCATTTTTGTTATTTCATTCATATTAAAATTATACATAATCTTAGATTATATACAAGTATAAAACAAGATTATTATTCCCGAACAAATCCTAATCAAATACCCTAATATGTCCTAGTCATAATCTATAATTAAAGTAGTTAAAAGACAGGACGCAAATGACACTTAACGATTATCTTGAGTCTTATACAAGAGAGCCAATCAAAAAAGGCTATTTTTATGGGACTGAAAAAAGGACTGAACAATGGGAAGAAGTCCTTAGTGCCTTACACAAAGGCTATCTTGAAACAACTCCACTTGTTGATTACTTAATTGATGAATGTGGTTGGACAGGAATCGCACCCAAGACAATAAGGAATCGCATTAATGAAGAAAAAAACAGAATCCGTAAAGCTAAATCAGTTTCTTGAACTTTATCAAGACAAAGAATCTAACAAGAAATTAGCAAAAGAAAAGTACCCGATTGGTTGGCAACCACACGCAGAGTATGACCCTAAGTCTAATAAAGGTACATTAGTCTCACGAGGTACACAAGAACAAGAGCCTGAGTTTGCAACACTCTTACTTGAATGGGGATTCGACCCAAAGGAATATGAGATAGTAGGAAACCTGCAAGTCAGAACTTGGGATATGAATATGGGTGGTGGAGAAACCCAACAGGCTTGGTACTACAAAGCAGATATTAGAAAAAAGATACCTAGCTTAGATACAGACTATGGTCAGCTTCTTGCTGAGATTAAATCTTATAAGCCAAAGACTGCACCAGTTAAAAAAGGTAACACGGCATTTATGTACTATGTTGCAGACTGGCAAATGGGTAAGAGAGACGGAAAAGGTAGCGAAGGTATTGTCTCTAAAGTTCTTGACTCACTTACAACTGCTAATGCGAGACTTAAAGAATTGCAAAAGACTGGTCACAAGATTGATGAAGTGTATGTCATAGGATTAGGGGATATTTGCGAAAATTGTAATCTGAGTGGTTGGTACTCAAGCCAAGTTTGGAATACAGACTTACATCTTAGAGACCAAATAACAGTTGCAAGAAGATTACTTTGGAAGATAGTAAAGAACTTTGCAGACCAAAACTATACAGTCATTCTCTCAGGAGTAACTTCTAATCACGGTCAGAACAGAAGTGGTAAGCAATCTCTAACAACAGAAGAACTAGATAACCTTGACTTGCAGATACTAGAACAAGTTGGAGACCTAGCGTATGAATCTAGTTACAAGAATATTAAAGTTGTTGTACCTGATTCTCCACACCTACTCTTAGATGTTAAAGGTTATGCTATGGGTTTCACTCACGGACATCTTACGGCAGGTGGTGGAACGCCTGCAAAGAAGATAGAGAACTGGTGGAAGGGTCAGATGTTTGGATTAAATGAAGCAGGAGACAACCCAGTTGGCGTTGCTCGAATGATTGTACACGGTCACTATCATCACTTTACTGCCGTTCAGCAGGGTGGTAGAACAATTATGGGAGTACCTGCCATGAGTCCTTCTGATGATTTCCAAACAAGAACAGGTTACTCAACATCAATGGGTGTAGTAACTATGACTGTAACTAAAGACGGTTGGGATAATTTAAAAATATTATAATAAAAGATTTGCATATAATTAATCTGAGATTAAGATATATATATTAATGAAACGGAGTTGATAAGAATGGGATTAATAGACACTTGTTACAAATGTAAAACAGATGTAACTTATACAGACTATGGATTAACAGATAAAAACCAAATTATTTGTTTTGATTGCATAGGGAGTTGATATGACAGATGAAATAACACTTAGAGGATTTGTACAAGGACGAGTAGATATTGTCGTTGAGCAAAGTTATGGTAAGCAGTACAAGGCAAGTGGTTGGATAAACCTTGAGCCTGTATTGAGCTATCAAAGTCCTATGGACGTGCTTAAAGCAGTCTCGAACTTAAACAGAGAAAAGTTCCAACAGTTTAAGTTTGTACTAACACAAGGAACGTATGACACAATAAAGAACGGAGAAGAAGAATGATGAATGAATTAGACTTTTATTGGTTACTAATGTGGACGCTTGGTATTCTTGCAGGCATAGGAATTATTCTTATGATTGTAGAAGAAGTATCATTAAAGTATTTTCCACACTTACATAAGAGCGAAGCTAGTCTTAGTGAAGCTCTTGATGAGTTGTATGAGGAACTACAAAACCAAAAAGAAATAAACGTAGCAGAATATCTAAAGGAGAGAGTATGACGCAAGAGATAATGGGTAGTGCTGAAATTGGAGTATGGCTTGGAGTTACTCGTCAAGAAGTAGCTCAATGGAAGTTTCAAGGTAAATTACCTGAGCCTGACTATCAGTTAAAAGCAACGCCTGTATGGACTAAAGAAACATTACTCAAGTGGAGAGAAGATAACGCTTGGGTAGAAGATAGAGTAAATTCTTATAAGGAGTTAGTAAATGGATAATAAAGATAAATTAATTGTACGACAAGTAGCAATCAAGTCAGCAATAGAACTAGCAAGTAGTGGTTACCCTACGCTTATTTCTAATGAAGATATATTTAAGTTTGCACAAAACATAGAAGATTGGGTTTTAAATCCGTTTGCTCAATCTACTAATTCTGTTGTCAGTACACCTACAACGCAACCAAGCCAACCAAATGTGTCGTCACATAGCCCAGTTGGTCAAGTAGAGCTTAAATGTCCTGCTTGTGCGTCTAAGGTGTACGACAACAGAGCTGACAAGAAGTCAGACAAGAGTCCTAACTTTAAATGTGGGAACAAACAATGTACAGGTGGAAACAATGGATTTCCCTTTGCAAGTTGGTCAGATGATATTCCAATCGAATGTCTCCCTGATTTTAAAGAGCCAAGTGTACCAGTAGCGAAGTCATTAGACGAGCTAGAGGACAATGTATCTCCATTTTGATACGTTCAAGTCTAAGTGAGTCCTAGACGCATAGGACTCACAAAGACTTATAATCTAAACAAAGAAACGGAGAAGAATGAAAATAGAAGCAGATAATTATTTTGCAATAATACCTGAGTGGATTTTAGACGCAGACATTAGCCCAAGAGCAAAGAATCTTTATTGTATCTTGTGGACTTATGCTGATAGAAAAGACAACTCTTGTTTTCCTAGTGTTACCACTTTGTCAAAGCGAGTAGGTGTTAGTCGTGCAAATACACACAAGCTCATTAATGAGCTACTGGACTTGGGTGCTATTACAAAACAAAATCGAGTCAAGGATAATGTTAAGCAAACTAACTTGTATTTCTTAATTACAAGCAAACCTAGTGTCGCAGATGATATTACTACATCTAGTAGTATTGTAGATAATACTAGGGGTAGTATTGCTGACGATACAAGGGTAGTATCGGAGACAATACATAGAACTATAACCAATGAACTAAAACCAATAGAACAAGAATATGTGGACGAGCCACAAGTAAAGAAGATTGATGAAGATGTACTTAAACAACGCAAGGCACTTTACCGAGTCTTTGTTGATGAACTTGGATATGAGCCAAGAAGTCAAATGGAGAAGTCAGGTTGGTTTAAAGTCTGCAAGGAGTTAGCTGAGGTTGGTGTCACAACTGATATGCTTAAAGGCTCAATCCTCGCATACAAGAAGCATTGGAACAACATAGACATCACGCCTTACGCAATCAACAAATGGTTTGGTAAGTTTGAAGCTCTAGGTAAAGATGAGATTCGAAAGAAACAAATGCAGGAGAATCCAACTTTAATATGCGAGGAGAAGGGTCATCACTTCATTGACCATAACTACTTCTTGTACTGTATTGTGTGCAAATTAGAGAAAAAAAAGTAGAAATTTACAAAAAAAATAAAAAAAATTTATAAAAGCCTATAAACATTGGGATTTTTAGTTGCAGAAATACTAACTAAATTTGCATATAATCGTAGATTATAGTTAAATATAAGTATGAATGAAACAAAGACCAACACAGAATTTAATATCAACAAAGTTAAAGTTCTAAAAGAACTTCAAGAACTTGGTTACAAAGTTACAAACACTTGTGAATTATTTGAAACATTAAATTTAAAAGAAGAAGTAAAAAATGAATTTGTTGCTTTAAGAGGTTTGCTTATCGGAAGCAATGATGACATTGACAACGAAGAAAAAATATTTTTAAATGTTACAGATTTTGGTCAAGGAATTCAACTTGGTATGGAAAAACAACTAAAAGATTATTACTATGTTGAATTAGAAAAAGAAAATAAAATTGCTTATGTAATAGTTCAAGTTAAAAAAGGTGCTTTTCTAAATGGTAACAAAGTAATCCTAAAAAATAATGAGCATAGATTTTTACAATTAGGATTTGATAGTAAAGAATATCATAATGATTGGAATGAATTTAGAAATGAATTTACATCTAATGAATATAAAGAATGGAAGAAATTTACTAAATCTTGGAGAGAGATAATTTCTTAATAACAAATCTTACAGGTCGGTTTCTTTTGAGACCGACTTTGCTATTATGGGTGCATAATGCCAAAAGAAACACTCGCTCATAATGACGACTTAGTACAAGCCCTTTGTGATTCAATCGCAACAGGAATGTATGTTAACCTCGCTTGCCAATCAGTAGGCATAGGCACATCAACACTTCACGAATGGAAAAGAAAAGGTCAGCAAGGCATAACACCTTACGACCAAGTATGGAAAAAAATACAGATTGCAGAAGCTAAAGCTATTGAACGTAGGATAAGAAGAATAGAGGAAGCAGGAGAGAGTGGCTCTTGGCAAGCAGACGCTTGGTACTTAGAGCGAAGATACCCACACTTATTTGGTAAAAGAGATACAGTTGCCATTGAAAATCAAGACAACCAACAAGTTAGACTGCGTTGGGCAGACGGTAACTTACTAGACAAAGCTCAAGAAGAAGAATTTATAGAAGGCGAAATAGTAGAGCCAAAAGGATTAGACAATGGAGAATGAAGATATAAACCAATCGTTTGCTGAGATTATAGAATTTAATAATCTTTACATTGACGCATTAGAAATTAATGAAGATTTAGATGACCCAATTCTTGAGGAGTTGGTTGATTTTGAAATACCTGCCGTAGTATTTATTCCAATGATTACAGATATGGGACTGATGTATAGTTCACTTCCAATATCATCAAAAGCATTGGAAACATTTATTACTTGGTACAAAACTCAGGAGTAATATGCAATCAGCTTTAGATAATGATGTCTTATCAGGCTTAGATATTCAGTTACCACCTTTACACTCAGCACAAATGGAAGTTGTAAAGAATATGAAAAGGTTTACTGTTCTATCAGCAGGTAGGCGTTGGGGTAAAACTAAACTAGGCGTTTGGCTTTGTCTAAAATACGCTTGGGAAGGCAAGAGAGCTTGGTGGATTGCACCTTCTTACTCTATGACTAATGAAGCGTGGGCAGATTTAAGAAGTATTGGTATCGAATATGGTATCAAAGTAAAAGAAGCAGAACGAACAATAGTTACTGCTACTGGTGGCTCAGTACAAGTAAGGTCAGCAGATGACCCTATGAAATTAAGAGGTGCAGGTCTTGACTTTGTTGTTTTAGACGAGTGTGCCTTTATGAAGCCACAAACTTGGGCAGAAGTTATCCGACCTGCCCTAACAGAAAAAAAAGGTAGTGCATTTTTTATAAGCACGCCAAAAGGATATAACTTTTTTGAGAAATTGTATTCAGAAGCAAATATGCTTGATGACTGGGTCAGATTTACATATCCGACAATAACAAACCCAATTATTGACCCTGCCGAGTTAGAAATGGCAAAACAAGAAATAGGAAGTTTTTTATATGCTCAAGAGTACGAAGCTCAATTTATAGAAGCTAGTGGTGGTTTATTCAAAGCCGATTGGTTTGACCACTACAAAATAGAAGAAAGAATAGGAATTGATAATGATAAAAACGAATTTACAGAAATTGTTTACAAATATAAGGATAAAGAGTGCAGGCTTGAGGACTGCCGTAGATATGCAACTGTTGACCTTGCAACATCAACTAAGCAAAGTGCTGACTTCACAGTTATTACTTCGGTGGCAATCACACCTGAAGGCAAGATTCTCATATTGGACATTGACCGAAGAAGATTGGAAGCACCTGATTTACTGCCCTTACTACAAAGAAAAGTGGAACAGTTTGACTTGGCGTATGTCGGGATTGAGCGAGCAGGTTACCAGTTGGCGTTTATTCAAATGGCTAAAAGAGAAGGGTTGGTTGTAAAGTCGCTTAAAGCTGACAGAGATAAGATTTCTCGTGCTTATCCATTAATAGCTCGTATGGAGTCAGGCGACATATTTTTCCCTAAGAACTCAACGTGGTTTGCTGATGTACAAACAGAGTTGCTAAGGTTTCCCGAAGCCGAGCATGACGACATAGTTGACTCTTTGGCATACGCAGTAATAGAATCAAAAGTACGCAAAAGTATAAAAGTTTTGTAAATTAAGTTAAGATAAAAGAGCATAGAGTAGTAGTGCCGATAAGGGTTGCGTCCATTACTACTCAAATGCTCGCAAAGAAGGAAAAGTAAATGGTAGAGAGAAGAAGTTTCAGAGAAGTATTCTTTGGACAAACACCTGAGACAAAGAGAAGTACAGGATATAATTTTTTTAGACAAGGTATTAACAATAACAACACTAACTTCATTCAGGGTTATCAAAGTAACGCAGGACAATTTGATGTAGGTGGACTTGGTAATGGTGCTTCAAATAGTGCTGTTGTTTCTTGCTTATCAGTTCTTGGAACTGCATTCGGAGAAGCAGAACTTAAAGTTTATGTAAGAAACGAAGTAGGAGAATTAGATGTCCTTCCTAATCATCAACTCACAATGCTTTTCAAAAGACCTAATCCTTATATGTCAGGAGATGTTGTACAAAACTACTTAGTACAATCAATGCACATATCAGGAGACGCTTATTTACTTAAACAAAAGAATGAAGCAGGTCAGTTGGTCGCACTTTATCCTCTTATGCCTGAGAATGTAACTGTTAAAGGTAATGATGAGACTTTAATCTCGCATTATGAATACCAAGTTAAAAACGAAAAAGTATTGCTTGATAGAGATATGGTTGCACACTTTAGACTTGGATTAGACCCTTCAAACCATAGACAAGGTTTCTCGCCAGTTAGAACATTACTTAGAGAGATTTATGGAGATGAGAGTGCAGGACAAATGGCTACATCAATCCTCGCTAATATGGGTGTCCCTAGCTTTATGATTACACCAAAAGATGAGTATGGCTTAACAGAAGAAGAAGGAGAAGCTATCTCCAAAGCATTCCAACGTAAGACTGGTGGTCAGAACAAAGGTAAACCTTTAGTACTATCAGGTGGCGTGAATGTAGAGAAGTTAGCATTTAGTCCTAAAGACTTAGAGATTGGAGACTTAAGAGAGTCATTCGAGTCTCGTGTATCTTCTGTTTTAGGCGTGCCGTCAATAATCGCAGGTCTCGAAGTGGGATTGAAATACGCAACATACTCGAATGCTAAGACTTTGCGAGAGTTCTTTACAGAACAAAAGCTCATACCTTTATGGGATATGGTGTCGCAAGAGATAACACATCAGATACTTAAAGTAGATTACCCTAACTCAAGTAACTTAGAAGCTAGATACGATTACACAGACGTTAGAGCTTTACAAACAGATACAAATGAGATTTATGAGAGAATGAACTTAGCAGTCACAGGTGGTTGGGTTACAATCGCTGAAGCAAGACAAAGCATTGGCTTACCTACTACACCTGAGCAAGATGTCTATTTACTTCCTGAAGGTAAAGTAACTATTCCTGCAAATATGCTTCAAGACTATCAACCTGCTTCAATACAACAAGAAGAACAGTCTGATGTCGTACCTGAAGCTATAAGCCTTGCAAGTATGCAATCTGCTGAATTAAAGGTAGTTGAGGAGATAGACGGAGAGTACTGTGTCATAACAGAGGAGACAGGTCGCAATATGGGTTGTTACCCTACTAAAGAGTTAGCTGAGATACGACTTAGACAAATAATGAGATTTAGTATAGATGAGTCAATAGAGAAGGCTATCGTAGGCAAGGACGAATTTACAACGTTAGATGAAGCCGAAGCTAGAGCTAAAGAGTTAGGTTGTGAAGGTACACATAGTATGGACGACAATGGTAATACAATATATATGCCTTGTGCAACACACGAAGTGTACGAAGGTTTAGTTGACAACAATGAAGCCTATGACTCTGAAGGATAAAAACCTCGCAATAAATTCTACTCCTACTGCATATACGGTAGATACAGAGATAGAGAGTAGTAAGGATAGTTCTAGTGTATCGTCTACGATACAGTTTCAGTCTGATTTAGATACTGATACAGGGGAGTTGGAAATGGTCGGAGAGATAGACACAGGCGTAAACGGAACTCTTAAAAAAGGAAAATACGATGACCTGAATTTCTCGATACCTAAAGGAGTTAAGAGACAAGCCGAGCAAGGACTGGCACTACGCAAGAAGTTTGGACGAGGTGGTACAAGCGTTGGATTAGCAACGGCTCGCTATCTTGTCTCCAATACAAAAGCCTCGCCTGAGAAGGTAAGGCACATAGCTAAGTACTTCCCTAGACACGAAGGAGACTTAACTAGCCAAGCTCATAGAGACTACATAGCAGGAAGAACTGATAG